CAAAACTAAAAGCACAAGAAACACGTTCAGAACGTAGCGGCGGCGGCGACAACGCAATTTTCCCACATTGGAATATCCCAGAAGGCACAACAGCAGCAGTGCGTTTCCTTCCTGATGGCGATCCTAACAACACATTCTTTTGGGCAGAGAGGCTCATGATTCGTCTTCCATTCAATGGAGTCAAAGGCGACATGAATTCAAAGCCTGTGGTTGTACAGGTACCATGTGTGGAAATGTGGAACGACACTTGTCCAATCTTGACTGAGGTTCGCACCTGGTTTAAAGATAGTTCACTAGAAGAAATGGGTAGAAAGTATTGGAAAAAACGTAGTTATATTTTCCAAGGCTTCGTAAACGAAAACCCACTAGCAGAGGATAGCACACCAGAGAATCCTATTCGTAGGTTTGTTATTTCTCCTAGCATTTTTGGATTGATTAAGGATGCACTAATGGATCCAGACATCCAAGAAATGCCTACAGATTATGATATGGGACTAGACTTCCGTATCACTAAAACAACCAAAGGTCAATATGCTGATTACAGCACCAGTAAGTGGGCTCGTAAAGAGACTGCAATCACTGAAGTGCAACGTGCAGCAATTGAGACACACGGGTTGCACACACTAAGTGACTACTTGCCCAAGCGTCCAACTGAAGTTGAGATCAATGTTCTCAAAGAAATGTTTGAAGCATCAGTTGACGGACAGGCGTATGATGTCGAACGTTTTGGACAATACTATCGTCCATATGGTGTAGATGCTCCTGCAGGCACAGCACAGTCCCCGGCTGCTCCTGCTCCGGCAGCACCTGCGCCAACACCAACACCGGCAGCGGCACCTGCAGAAACACCTCCATTTGAGGCAGCACCTGCAGCACCTGCTCCACAAGCAGAACCAACACCAGCACCAGCAGCCACTGAAGGTGGCAAGAGTGCAGAAGACATTCTATCAATGATCAGAAGTCGTCAATCTTCATAGGGTATCTGCAGAGGGCGGCGCACTAGTCGCCCTCTCTTTCTTTGTTATGAAATATTTTTACAATCAACTTTTTGCAAACAAGTGCGAAATACATGTTCTACCCACAGGAGAGCATGTGTATACCATATTCAAAAACGGTAGCAGTGCTGTTGTTGAATACAGTGACAAAGTATACATCAACCAACAAATACCAAAACTTGGCACTTTGACTGTGTACTGGCGTGAAGCAGAGCAGCGTTTTCGTGTGGGTGTCAGCACATACATAGAAAACAACGAAGATCTTGATACCACAACACTACTTGACCTTATAAATAATGGACAGTTAGTTGATCCACATTTTGTCAGTCAATATATTTGGTTACAAAATCTAAGACGCTACAGTGCTAATCACATCATAAAAATCAAAGACTACAAAACAATTCCTGTAGATGAGGTTTGGAACAGCAGTATGTTCATACCTCGGCATGAAGTCGAAATACCCAGCGGCTGGTGTGAATTAGACAATTTGATATTTGAAAAATTTATCGATCAAGAAACCAGTTTTGATGAGATAGATGAATATGTAAAAGCAAAAAACAGGATGTTGTACAATAGATGCATTGCCCTCGCCTAGAACACTTTGTAAGAATCAATGACAATGGCACAATCGGTTGTTGCGGACACATGGTCGATGCTGAGCAATTCAAAGATTATGCTAGTTTCAGCACCAGCACCTGGCTGGATAGATTGCGCACACAGATGAGCAACAACACATGGCCTGAAGAATGTGTGCGATGCGAAACAACAGAACAGCACAACCAGACCAGTATAAGACTCAACAGTATCAAGCGCCATAAAATTCTTAGTCACTTTAAAAAAGATTACTTACAACTGGGAGGCACACTAGACAATTATTGTAACAGTGCATGTGTGAGTTGCAATTCAAATCTAAGCACAAAGATTGGCAATTTAAAAGGCACTGTGTTGGTAAATGACAACTGGAATATGTATCAATCGTTGCCACTAGAAAGATTGGTTGAGATTGATATCAATGGTGGAGAACCCAGCATCAGTGTCAATTACAACAACATGTTGGAAGACTTGCCATCCAATGTGCGCATAGTGCGCATTAACACCAATGGAGCAAAACGCATAAAGCAGTTAAACAAATTGCTACAGCGTGGCATTAAAGTAATTGTTACAGTCAGTTTGGATGGCATAGGTGCTGTGCATGACTATGTGAGGTATCCTGTCAAATGGACAGCACTTGAAAATAATCTATTGCATTATGCAAGCATTGACCACAAACTGTTTGACTTGGATACATGGACCACAGTCAGTTGTTTGAATGTACAACAGTTGCCACAAATACAAAAATACTGTGAACAGCATGACATCAAGCATCAATATGCATTTTTAAAAAAACCAAATGTAATGAGTGTTGAGCACCACAATTGGTTCACAGCAGATACACCATATGGCACTGGCAGTGATAACACACAAGCACTGCTTGGCTGGTTAGAAATGGAAGAAAGTGTTCGGCCTAACATAGAAAGATTTTGGACATGAAGATTGCTATCAGTGGACACACGGCTGGCATTGGAAAAAGTTTTGCAACATACTTTGCAGCCAGAGGGCACGACATCATTGGAGTCAGTCGTAGACAAGGCATGAACATACGCAGCATACCAAAAGTGTATGGCCATATCAAAGACTGTGACATGTTTATTAACAATGCGCAAGAAGGATTTGCTCAAACAGAATTGTTGCACAAGTTATGGACAACATGGCATGATCAACCCAAAATGATTTGGCTTATAAGTACATGCATGACCACACAATCACAGCACCACAGCGAATATAAGACACAAAAGCAAGCACTTGAAACTGCATATTATAATCTCAAAGACACTGGCACATGTCAATTGGTATTGATACGGCCAGGCAAAGTTGACACACAAGGCGAAGGCGGTGTAGATGTAGATGCATGGGTAGATATGGTTTGCAACACTTGGATTGATGCACAACAAAAGCAGTTGCTGGTTGAAGAGATAAGTTTAGGTTACACAGAACATCCTGTGCTTGAGTTATGATGGATCCAAAGAGCGCAATCAAAGGTGGTAGTTTCTGTCCAGTGCCGTGGACAGGTTTTATAATGAGTCCTGATGGAGAAGTAAAAAACTGTATATTGAGTGAACAAACCATTGGCAACATCAATGACAGTGACATTGAACACATACTGCATGGAAATACAAACTCAGATATCAAGACACACATGTTACAACACAAGAAACATGCAAACTGTGCTGGTTGTCACAAATTAGAGCAAGGCAGCACCAGTCTAAGTGTACGCAGTGATAGATACTATTATCTCAAAAGTTTAAGTGGTGTGCCTTACAGTGCATACGATGATATGAACACCAAACTGCACACAGTAGACATGCGTTGGCACAACACATGCAATCTAGCATGTGTGTACTGTGGTCCACAGTTGAGCAGCACATGGCAAAAAGAACTTGGTGTAGAATTTGATGTAGATGAACAACAACTTGCAAAAACAAAAAAGTATGTGCTAGACAATGCACCCAATCTCAAGAATGTTTACCTTGCCGGCGGTGAGCCATTGTTGATGAAGGAAAATGCTGAATTGTTGGATAGACTAGATCCCAGTTGCGAAGTACGCATCAACACCAATCTCACAAATCTCAAAAGTCCTGTGTATGAACGTGCAAGCAAGTTTCGCAATGTGCATTGGACTGTGAGTGTTGAAGCAATGCACAGTGAATTTGAGTACATACGCTATGGTGCAAAGTGGCAAACATTTATACACAATTTACAAACAATTACACAACTTGAACACAAAATAAGTTTCAACATGTTGTGGTTTGTGCTCAATCCATACAGTGTGTTCGAAACTGTTGATTATTTTACACAGTTAGGATACAACCAAAATGCATTTGTTATAGGGCCTGTGACTGGTCCAGGTGCTCTTGATGTGCGCAATTGTAATGACCATGTGCATTATGATTTGATAAACATGCTCAACGCCAGACTGAAAAAAGCAAACAAAAAATATTTGTTGCACAACAGTTACACCAACATGCTCAAACACATCTCAACCTATTATGAAAAAGACATACAACGCACAAAAAAGTTTTTGACTGACCTTGATTCTAGAAGAACACTGGATCATAGGAATATATTTGACATTCAACGATACTTATAATATAATACAACATAGGCTCACAGGAGAAAAACATGGCAAAACCATTCGACGTATCAAAATTTAGAAAAGACATCACAAAATCAATTGACGGACTCAGCATAGGATTTCATGATCCTACAGACTGGATCAGCACAGGCAGTTATGCATTGAACTGGCTGATCAGCGGCGACTTCTACAAAGGAGTGCCCATGGGAAAAGTCACAGTGTTTGCTGGTGAGTCGGGTGCAGGTAAAAGTTATTTTGCCAGTGGAAATATTGTAAAGGCAGCCCAAGCACAAGGCATCTTTGTTGTGCTTATCGACAGTGAGAACGCCCTTGACGAAGCATGGCTGCAAGCATTGGGTGTAGACACAGATGAAAGCAAACTGCTTAAACTGAGCATGAGCATGATTGATGATGTTGCAAAAACTATCTCAACATTCATGAAAGATTACAAAGCAATGGCAGAAGAAGAACGCCCTAAGGTGTTGTTTGTGATTGACAGTTTGGGCATGTTGCTTACACCCACTGACGTTGATCAGTTTGACAAAGGTGACATGAAAGGTGATTTGGGCCGCAAGCCAAAGGCACTAACAGCACTGGTGCGTAACACAGTCAACATGATTGGCAGTTACAATGTGGGCATGGTGTGTACAAATCATACATATGCTTCGCAGGATATGTTTGACCCGGATGATAAAATCTCAGGCGGACAAGGATTTATCTATGCAAGTAGTATTGTGGTTGCTATGCGCAAACTCAAACTCAAAGAGGATGAGGCAGGCAATAAAGTTACAGATGTGCGTGGTATTCGTGCAGCCTGTAAGGTTATGAAAACACGCTACTCAAAGCCTTTTGAAGGTGTGCAGGTAAAGATTCCATACGAAACTGGCATGGATCCATACAGTGGCTTGATTGATTTGTTTGAAAAGCAAGAACTGCTTACAAAGCAAGGCAACAGGCTCAAGTACATCACAGCAGATGGTGTGGAAATGTTAGAGTTCCGCAAGCAGTGGACTGGTGAAAAACTAGAAGTTATTATGCAAGATATTACTGAAGGAAAGGTAAATACCGAACCAACGGAAGAGGATGTGCCTGCAGAGGTAATTGATCCAGAAACCGGCGAAGTACTTGAAGAAACTGGAGCATAATAAACATGGATGAGTCAGACCTGTTACTAGAGTCATGGCAGATCCTCAGTCAATACATCAAAGACAAGCAACAGGCTGCTGACCATTTTATCAATGGCCTGATTGACTTGGGTATTGACGAACAAGATCTAATCAAACTCGGCGAAAACAAATATCTCAAAAATGCCCTTGATGAACAAGGCATTGGCGAAGAAGAGTGGGAAGATGAACTGGATTGGGAAGATTAACAGTTGACACATCCACTATCATCTAGTACTATATAAACATGGCTAATTGGTACACCAAAGTTACACAGGATCTTGCAAACATTCCTGGATTCATACTGTACTTCGAAGGTGAGTTAGAAGAAGCTCGCAAAGAAGTTGGTATCAATGGCATTGTTGAAAAAAATATCAAGCATTTGCCTGCTGTAACAGAAATACGTTTCAACCAGTTGCAAGAAGTTGAAGCAGTGCTGCAACATCTCAACATACAACTGCGTAAAATTCGCCGCAAGCATTTTGTAAAATATTTAGAAAACTATCCACGTGCGCTTACTTCACGTGATGCAGAAAAGTATGTAGATGGCGAAGATGAGGTTGTTGACTTCGAAACAATTATCAACGAGGTTGCACTGCTTCGCAATCGCTGGCTGGGCATCATGAAAGGCTTGGACACCAAGCAGTGGCAAATGGGTCATATTGTAAAACTGAGAACAGCAGGTATGGAAGATGTCCAAGTTTGAGATCACACTGACACAAGTGTATGAACGTTACAAACAGTGCAATGACTTGGAAACAAGCATGCTTTCGGGCATGCGAAATAGTGAAGCCAGTTCCGCAGGTTGGGGACGCTACAGAGATTGTCAACGATTTTTTAGTAATGCAAAAAAGTCATACAAGACAGCACTAAACATACTTCAAATAATGGAAAACAATCCCAAGTATGAAGATAAAAAATATTTACCCAAACTTATCAAAGAAGGTGACGAAGCATTGGAAATTGCTAAAGGATACAGCATGCTAGGATTACTAAAAGCATGATGTTTTCAGACGACAAGCAAAGTCATGCACACAGTTTAGACACACTCAATCTACTGGATCAATTCTATGACTTCAAAATCAGTATCAGAGACATGCTGGATTTGGGATGTGGCGAAGGTTATGATTTAAACTTTTGGGCAAACATGGATGATGGTGGTGAGGTGCCCAAACCACTCGACATCAATTGTGTGGGACTAGACAAACACATTGTGTCAAATAAAAACACCAAACAAAAAAATGTAACCATGGTCAAACATGACTTCAACAGTGAGGACAGGTTACCATTCAGTGAACGCAAATTTGATGTGGTATGGTGTCATGATGTATTGCACTATGCACATAGTCCAGTCAAATTGTTGGGTTCAA